CCTTGTATTTCACCTACACCACTTCCAAATATTACACCTTCTCCAACACCAGTACCTACTCGTTGTTACACAGGTAAATTGAGTGGTACTATCTATGTTTTCGATGGAGTCGCTTATACAGATTATGATGACTTGGTAGTAGCTACTTTACGTTCTCGTGGATTGGCGACTTATTCTACAGATGATGGAGCGGTTTACGAGGTAACTGGTTTAACTCAAGTTAATATGGATTGTACTAACTTCTATAGTGCAGTGACTAAAAACCCATACGCAACATTCGGATTAAATATTACTAACAAAGATGGTGAAAACTTCTTCTTTGAAACTTCATTCCAAAATTCAGACCCTAAATATATTTCTAAAGTATTTGGTTCATCGAATTTTGCTAAAAACAGAAATGAAGTTCCTTTGTTTGTTGAAGAACGTTTCCAATCTCTATTAAATTACGCATGGAGAAAAGGTTACATCAGAGGTTTAAGTTGTACTTTAACTGCTCTTCCTGACGCTAGACAGGGTTCTGACCCTACTTCTATTGCTTGGTATCTAGAAAAATATCAATCACCAGTATCACCGTGGGTTGTTTCTGAATTAAGAGGTAATAAAGTTTATAACTTGTTTAAAGTAATCACAATTGCAGATGGAAATGATGCAAATACTGAAGTGAAAATATCAATTGCAAATATTTCATTCGGTAATGGGACTTTCGATTTGATTGTTCGTGATTTCTTCGATTCGGATGCTAATCCTGTTGTAATTGAGAAGTTTACTAATTGTACTATGAATCCAAGTGAAAATAGTTTCGTTGGTAAAAAAGTCGGAACTATGGATGGTGAATATGCGTTGAATTCCAAATACATAATGTTGGAACTTAACCTTGACGCTCCAGTTGATGCTTTACCATGTGGATTCTTAGGATATACATTTAGAGAATATGCTGGCGTTAGACCTCCGTTCCCTGTGTACAAAACAAAGTATGACTTCCCTGGTGAGGTAATTTATAATCCTCCGTTTGGTTTATCCTCAGGTGCTGACGATATTGTTAGAAGTGGTGGAGATAATGTACGAAGAACATATTTAGGTATTTCTGATACTATTGGGTTTGACGTAGATTTTTACCAATATAAAGGAAAACAATTACCTTCAGATATTTGTACTGATGTGTCAGGAGATGATTGGGCTTACAGAACAAGAGGTTACCATATGGATAAAAACGCTAGTGGTATTACAATTCCAAACGCGTTCTCAACAAGTGGCACACCAGCGTTTTACGTCGGAGCATCCGAATTTACTTCTGACCCTGATGAAGAAACAAACCAATATTACAGATTATTTGCTCGTAAGTTCACATTCTTATGTAATGGAGGTTTCGATGGATGGGATATATACAGAGAATACAGAACCAATGCTGACAGATTTGTCTTAGGAAGGTCTGGTTATAAAAATGGTGCTTGTCCTTCATTCAGATATCCTGACGCAACAGGTTGGGGAGCGTTCAAACAAATTACAGTTGGAGACAATACTCAAGATTGGGCTAACACAGACTATTACGCATACTTGTTAGGTCAACAGACTTTTGCAAATCCTGAAGCTGTAAACATTAACGTGTTCGTTACACCTGGTATCGATTACATAAACAACTCAGACTTAGTAGGGGCGGCAATCGATATGATTGAGAATGATAGAGCAGATTCACTATACATCTGTACTACTCCTGACTATAACATGTTCGTTCCTCAGACAGGTGACCAATTAGATTTGATTTACCCACAAGAGGCGGTTGATAATTTAGAAACTGCAGGTATCGATTCTAACTACACATGTACATACTATCCATGGGTTCTTACTCGTGACACGGTAAATAATACACAAATTTACATCCCAGCAACTGCTGAGGTTTGTAGAAACTTAGCTCTCACTGATAATATAGCGTTCCCTTGGTTCGCATCAGCGGGTTATACTCGTGGTATTGTTAACTCAATCAAAGCACGTAAGAAACTAACTCAAGAGGACAGAGACACTCTATATAAAGGTAGACTTAACCCAATTGCAACTTTCTCTGATGTAGGAACTGTAATTTGGGGTAACAAAACTTTACAAATTAGAGAGTCGGCACTTGACAGAATAAATGTAAGAAGATTATTATTACAAGCTCGTAAATTAATTTCCGCAGTATCTGTAAGATTACTGTTCGAACAAAATGACGAAAAGGTAAGACAAGATTTCTTAAACGCAGTTAATCCTATCTTAGACGCAATCAGAAGAGACCGTGGTGTTTACGACTTCCGTGTAACAGTTTCTTCAGACGCTGCAGACTTGGACAGAAATCAAATGACTGGTAAGATTTATATCAAACCTACTAAGTCACTTGAATTTATTGATATTACATTCTACATTACTCCTACAGGAGCATCGTTTGAAAATATCTAAATAATTAAGTGGGGGTAAAACCCCACTTTTAGCCTTTTTATAAAATATGAAAATAAATGATAAAATTATACGTGAAGGAATAGACGAGAGTGGAACTCCCGATATGAAATACTATTCATTCGATTGGGATGACAACATAATGATTATGCCTACTAAAATAATTTTGAAAGATGAAAATGACGATGAAGTTGGGATGTCAACTGAAGACTTTGCGGAGTATCGTACCGAAATCGGTAAAAAACCATTTGAGTATAAAGGAAAGAACATAGTTGGATTTGCAGATGAACCTTTTAGATTTTTCGGAGTTAAAGGAGATAAACAATTTATTGTTGACTCCCTTACTGCTAAAGAAGGTCCTGCTTGGAGTGATTTTGTTGAAGCAATTAATAATGGTTCAATTTTTTCAATCATCACTGCAAGAGGACATACTCCCGAAGTTATTAAAGAAGCGGTTTATAATCTTATAGTGTCAAACAAAGGAGGTATTTCATCGAAAGAATTGGTAAAAAACCTAGAAAAATTTAGAAATTTAGCCGACCAAGAAGACCTATCAGCAAGAGAAATGATAAGAGAATATTTGGATATGTGTAGATTTTATCCCGTAAGTTATGGGGAGGGTTCGGCAACAAATCCTGAAGAAGGAAAAGTTAAAGCCATGAAAGATTTTATAGGATATGTAAGAGAAATGTCATCAAGTATTCAAAAAAAGGCATACTTAAAAAACAAAATTTCTAATAGATTTTTACCAACAATTGGTTTTTCTGATGATGATATTAGAAATTTAGAAAAAATGAAAAAACATTTTGAAAAAGAACCGATGTTAAAAACATATTCAACTGCAGGAGGTAAGAAAAAATTATATTAACTAGATACTTATATAAGAACTTTATCCAAAAAAAAAACAAAGTAAAGAGAAAAATTTTTGATGGGTATATTTATAATAAAATAAAACAGAAACTAAAAAAATAACAAAATGGCTGATTTACTAATGAAAATGCCGATACCTTATGAACCCAAAAGGGCGAATCGATTTATTTTACGATTTCCTTCTACATTAGGTATTAACGAGTGGTTTGTGGAAACCGCAAAAAGACCGTCTATAAAAATCAACTCGGTAGCTATTCCGTTTTTAAATACTTCGACATATGTTGCAGGACGATTCGAATGGAATGAAATAGGTGTAACGTTCAGAGACCCAATAGGTCCTTCTGCTTCACAAGCATTAATGGAGTGGGTTCGTTTATGCGCGGAATCAGTCACAGGACGTATGGGATATGCCGCGGGTTATAAAAAGAATGTAGACCTTGAAATGTTAGACCCAACAGGTGTTGTGGTTGAGAAATGGATTTTAGAAGGAACATTCTTAACTTCCGTAGATTTTGGTTCTTTGGGTTATTCCGATGATAAAATCGTTACGGTAACTGCTAATTTACGCATGGACCGTTGCGTGCTCGTTTATTGATTTTTTAACACGAGAACTAAGATACTTCTATTCATTTACAATATTGTACAATTCCCATATATATTTATATGGGAATTTTTTATTTTACCTGAATGGGTTATCTCGGATTTAAAAAACAAACTTAAATTATAATTATGGAAATGACAACAGGATTTACATGTAATACTTGTGGAAAAGTATTCATCACCAAAGAAGAATACGATAATAGACACAAGAAAAAGAAGAAAAAGAACAATACCGACAAAAAAGATTGATTTTGTTCAATAAGTATTTATTTTTAAAATAAAAAGAAATGGAACAAAACTCTTATACAGTCGGACAAGAAAACTTCAATTTACCACATGACGTTGTACAGTTACCAACAGGAGGGATTTTTTATAAATCCAAGAAAAAATCAGTTAAAGTTGGTTATTTAACTGCGATGGATGAAAATTTATTGATAACTTCGGCATCTCAAGGTAATTCAAACAATTTAATTTTATCATTATTAAGAAATAAGATGTATGAACACGATTTGAGACCTGAAGAGTTATTGGAAGGTGATATCGAAGCGTTATTAATATTTTTGAGAAATACGTCTTTTGGACCAGAATACAAAGTGTCTTTAAGAGACCCAAAAACAGACAAATTATTTGAATCGTCAATTCTTTTGGATGAACTTAATATTAGGCAAATTGTAAATAAACCCGATGAAAATGGGTTGTTTACTACAAAATTACCTAAAACAGGTTCTACCGTAAAACTAAAACCATTATCATATGGAGAAATTTTAGAAATAGACAAAATGGTAGAACAATATCCTGTCGGACGAGTTGCCCCTAAAATCATTTGGAAGTTAGAAAAACAAATCCAAGAGGTGGACGGAGTATCTGATAGGGCTCAAATCTCTCAATTCATTTCTTCCCTTCCTATATTAGATTCCAAACACATTAGGAATTTTATGAGAGAAAACCAAATATCTTTAGATTTAAAAAGACAAGTAATCGCCCCGTCAGGAGAAATGGTATCTTTTGAGATAACCTTTGGGGCGGAGTTTTTTCGTCCTTTCTTCTAATTATCGTCAATATCTTTTAGAAGAATTTTATCTTTTGGCAAAAGTTTTGAGATTTTCCTACAGTGAATTCCTCAATATTCCAACATACGCAAGAAAGTTTTTAATTAATAAAATCATAGAGGAAAATTCTCCGAAAAATTGATAACAACCCTATTTATAGATAAAACTAATGTATGACTGGAAGTACAAATCCTTTAGAAGGTATAACCGAGACAATTAAAGGTTTTATAAATCAAATTGGTGATGCAATTTTGTCTAATTTCGAAGGTGAGAAAATTAAAAGTGTTCTCAGAGAGATGGAAAGAGGGGCAACAGAGGTGGCGAACCAATTCGGTCAAGGTAGAGAAAATATAGTTGCTATTCAGGCTTCTTTAGGAGACGCTGTTCAAAGTGTCACTCGTATGGGTGGGGATTTCCAAGCAATACTTAATATTCAAAAAGATGTTGCATCCATATTAGGGAGAAACGTTATATTACAAGGTGAAGCTTTTGAAAAATTCTATGCTACAACCAAAGTTACAGGGGTTGCGGCAGAATCCCTTACAAAAAGTTTTAAAGACGCAGGATTTTCATTGAATATGGTTGGAAATGAAATGCAAAAAGTTGTCGACATTTCAAGACAACAAGGTGTTAGTGCTCAAGCGGTTTCAGAAAAAGTTGTTGCAAATATGGCGGCTTTGAATAAGTTTGGTTTTGAAAACGGTGTACAAGGGTTGGCTAAAATGGCTGCTCAGGCAACCGCTCTCAGAATTGATATGAATAAAACATTGACATTAGCGGATGATTTATTCAGTCCTGAGAAAGCAATTGACTTGGCGGCATCACTACAAAGATTAGGAGTTGCTCAATCGGATTTATTAGACCCATTAAGATTGATGGATTTAGCCCAAAATGACCCTGCCGAACTACAAAATCAAATTACTGAAATGTCTAAACAATTTGTTAGATTAAATGACGCGGGTAAATTTGAAATTATGCCTGGTGCAAGACGACAGTTAAGAGAAGTTGCTCAAGCTATGGGTATGACATATGATGAATTATCTAAAATGGCAATAGGTAGTTCGGAATTAGAAGATAAAATGAGTAAAATTATTTTTCCATCCTCAATAGCGAGTGAAGAAGACCGACAAATGATTGCCAATATGGCCGAGATGGGTAAAGGGGGGCAGTACGAAGTTACATTTACAGACAAAAAAGGTGAAACTATTACAAAATCAGTTACTGAATTACAAAAAGAAGATATTGAACAATTAGCAAAGGCTTCTGAACCCAAAAAATTAGAAGATTTAGCCCAAGAACAGTTAGATACATCAACATACGCTAATAAGATATTAGAATCAATTAGTAATAAATTACCAACCGCTATGGCGGGTACTCAAGTTATCGAAGAGGGGAGACAAGCGACAAGAGGAGCGTACAAAGTTGTAGGTTCAATGACAGACACCGCATTTTCAAACGAAGAGCTTAGAAAATCTTTAAATACAGGTATAACTGACTTATTTAAATCTATCCAAGAAGGAAAACCATTTGAAGGAATATTAAACGCTGGTACTGGTTTGGCGGATTTTATGGATAAAAATTTAAAAGTTTCACTTGAGGATATGAAAAAAAGTTTTGATGAATTAACCCAAAAGAATAATTTGTTTGTTGATACTATAGAAAAGGTAATTAATAAATTGACAGGTGAAGAAACTTCTAACCCTGCTACTCCCGCTGCTCCCGTTACTCCCGTAAGAGACTTTATAATACCATTTGAACAAGACCAATTAAGAATTTATAATAACGCAATTGTTGGGGGAACAAATTTAGGGAATAACACAAACACTCCCTCAAGTGAATCAAACCAAAACATAAATGTGGGTGGTAGTATTACAATAAATTTAACATCTCAGGGTATTGACACCACATCTTTATCTATGGCATTGAATGATATGAGTGTAAAACAACAAATAGTTCAAGCAGTAATAACAGGAATGAATCCAAATACAAATCCAAATCAGATGGCTCAACAAATAAAGAGTGGAGAAAGAGCAACGTATAATTTTGGATAATAAGTATTTATATTAAAATAAATTAAATGTCTGAAAGTTCATTATCTTTCGTTAATTCATCGAGTTTCAGAAACAACTTGATTAACAAAAATTTACCTCCGTATACTGTACAAGGTACATTTACGCCACCATCTGGTCCTACAAATTACGAAACTAATTTGACTGTCTCGGAAGTAATAGATTCTCCTGATGAACTTATATCTAACGGACCTTTTGTACAACAATTATACCCGTTAAATGAATATGGTCCTGAGGGTGGTTATAATTTACAAATTACTTATAACGGTCCTTTGTTACCTGTAGAACCGAATAAGGGGGAGTACGACCCGAATGATACAGTTTTAGATTTAGTTAACGAATTTTATATTGACGCATCATTTATTGAAAACAAATATGGTCCTGAAGGTGGATTTAACCAATTAGTTATTATTGATAGTATTCAAAATAACGACAAAATTTATTTACCTTATTGGGACCCTCCTACTTTTAGACCTTCATCTTATACTCCATATCAGATACTTTTATCTGATAACCCAACAGGTTCGGATGGAACTTTATCACAAGATTCATATTTAGCAAGATTAGGGGCGCAAACTCTCAAAAAATTATTTCAAGATAGAATAGATGCTGAAATATATCAGAATACAGTAGGACTTGTTAATTTAGAATCATTATCTGACCCATTCGAAGCGAGTCTTTTAGCAACAGGTCAAGAACCTTTAATTTATAGAAACTATAGAATTACAGTACCTGAAAATCCATTATTAGCTGCGGCAGATTTCTTGACTAGAATTGCAGGAGCTTATTGGCCTGTATCACCAATACCTGGTGATTACTTCAATGAAAATATATCTAGTGGTGCTCAAACACAACAAACTTCTACTGCGTTAAATGTTATAAATCAACTAACAGGAGGATTTTTAGGTCCTATACTTAACATAACAAGAAATCCCTCTGAAATTTTCTTATCAAATACTGGAAATGGTCAAAGGTCTGTTTTGTTCAGGAATTTAAGTTACAATAGATACCAACCTAGTTATTCTAAAAATTTTGGAGGAATATTAGGGATTGGACAAGGTGTTGTAAATTTGGCGGTTAATTTAATAAATCCGAATAATGGAACATTAGTAGGGGGTTACTATGTTGGTAGTAGAAATGCAGAACCGTCCACAATTACATCACCACCAAATCAAATACCTGTTAATGCATACGGACAACAAGACCCTGTTCCTGTTTATGGACCTTCTGAATTAGGGATATTATTTGAAGGAAATCAAGAAAAAATAAATTTTGGTCTTAAAGGAAAATCATTAACCGATGGTGGGGGTATAGATGGACAATTTGTTTGGGTTTCACCTAAGTATAAAGGTAACGCAGGATTTAAACCAACTCCAGGAGGAGGGGCGGGAAGTATAGATGAAGAATTCAATATAATAAGTAGTTCATATCAATCTAACGAGTCCACAAATATAGATTTTAAAGATAACTCTATTTTAGACCAAACTCAAAGATTAATTGACGCTGCGGACAATGTATCAGGTATTGCAAGATTAAAGCATGTTGGAAATGCGATTAATCAGGTGTCTAAAGTTTTCAACGATGGATACAAAGAAATGACTAAGGGTTCTCAAATTTTATCATATACTGATAACACAACAGGTGGAGAGGCGGGTATTGAGTACTGTAGAGTTTTTGCTAAAGATACACCATATTACACATATGCTGATTTACAAAAGACAGATGGTATAACAACATCAGGTCGAAGATTCACAAATTCAGTTTTGGACAACACATACAATCTTAACATAGCACCTTTAAAAAATCCTGGCTCAACGAACATAATACCCGATAATGAAGTAGGATTAGGAGGATATGCCAAAAAATATATGTTTTCTATAGAAAACTTGGCTTGGAGGACATCTAGTCGACCTGGATATACGTATGATGAATTACCTACTTGTGAAAAAGGACCTAATGGGGGTAGAGTAATGTGGTTTCCACCATATAACATAAAATTTTCAGACACAAGTACTGCAATGTGGAACCCTGTAAGTTTTATGGGAAGACCCGAGCCAATTTACACCTACAAAGATACAAATAGGTCAGGTTCTCTAAGTTGGCAAATAATTGTTGACCATCCATCGGTGATGAATACGTTAATAGAAAAACAACTTAAGGGACAAACGAAAGAAAGAATAAATTCGATTATAGATTCCTTCTTTGCTGGATGTGTTAAATATGACATTTATGAATTAGCAAAAAAATTCAACACTATACCTGTCAAAGATTTATTTACCTATCAAGAAATATTAAATAATCCAAGATTAACCGATGAAGAATTAGCGGGAATTAATAGAACAATACCAAAAGAAAATACTCCGATAAATCCTTCGGAAAGTCAGAATACGAATGAACAAAATAAAAATAATGAAGACACATCTATTGCGGAGTACCAAAAAAAATACGTTGATTTTGCTTTTTATTTTGACAACGATATACCAGGTCCGAGTACAGGGTCAATTTCAAATGCTGATTATGAAACAACATATAATAATTACATCGGAAAAAAACAAACTTATATAGATAAAGCCAAAGCCATTTTTAATACTGGGGATAGAGAAGCGAATGTGTCAGAATTTTTTGATGTGATTCAAGGAAACTTCAACGAATTTGATAATAAATTTATAACTGATTCCTTCGATATACTAAAAGAAGGTGGAACAATTACTATAGAAATGCAAGGTTCCGCGTCAGCCGCGGCATCCCAAGATTATAATCAAAAGTTATCTGAAAGAAGAATAGACTCTGTAACCAAGTTTTTCAGAAGTAAAATGGTCGGAGATGCTAATCTAGCCAAATTTATAGATGATAAAAAATTTATAATTAAATCCTTTGCTGAAGGAGAAACTTCAGTTTTACCAGCGTCACCACCGACAGGTTTTACTGGAGATTCTCAAACAGGATTTCAAGTGAATTGTACAGAACCAGTGTCGGACAAAAATGGAAATATAACATCTGATTCTAAAATTTATTCTGTTAGTGCTATGGCGTGTAGAAGAGTAAGAGTTAAAAATCTTATCGCTACTATACCACCACCGAAAGGAAACATAGAAGAGCCTCCTAAAACGATTGTTGTAAATAATCCTGTGACTCAACCTCAACCAACAGTTGACTATTTAAAAAAGGTTAAAGAAGGAATAAGTAAAAAAATATTAAGGAATTTATTTTCAGAGTGTGACTATTTCGAAATTATAAAGGAAACGAATCCTATGATTTTGGATACTATAAAGGAGAAAATAAAATATTTCAGCCCAACGTTCCATTCTATGACTCCTGAAGGATTGAACGCCAGATTAACTTTTTTGAACCAATGTGTAAGACCTGGAGAAACAATTCCTACTATTGGAACAGATGGTAAACCAAAATTTAATGATGCGGTTAATACTTCATTTGGAGCACCACCCGTATTAGTATTAAGAATAGGTGACTTTTACCATACTAAAATTATACCAGATACAATTTCTTTTTCATATGAACCTTTAGTTTTTGATATGAACCCCGAAGGAATTGGTGTTCAACCAATGATAGTTAACGTAAATTTAGGATTTAAAATAATCGGAGGTATGGGATTGGCCAAACCTGTGGAACAGTTACAAAATGCATTATCATTTAATTTTTATGCTAATACTGAAATCTACGATGAACGAGCCGTATGGACGGAAGATACGTCAGCGTTAGATAAAAAATTGGTTGATGCTATATTAGCGTCTCAAACACCTGCTACAGTAAATAATGTGGATAACACCTCAACTAACAATGGAGGTTCTACGATAGGCGAAATTATAACAAATATTCCCGTTCCAAGTGGTCAAACAGGTGAAACTTCATATATGAAAGTTATGGATAAATTCTTAGACCAAACTAGAGGTTATTTCGAGTTAATCACAAATAAATTAGAAAGTATAAACGCATCTTACAATTATGGTGTTGTACAATTATTAGATGTCAAAAGAAATTATTCTGAAGGTAACTTACAAGCAGATGTAAACTCACCATCTGTCCCTATTAAAATATATGGTAAACCATCAGAATGGGAAAAAACCATGGACAACCAAATAAACTTATCTATTACAAATATAACAAATAATTCTAATCCGATAATTTCTAAATTAGGGGATTTTTATAATTCCAAATTTGATGAGTCTCCTTTGAGAGAAGTCAAAGATAACATGATAAAATATATTCAAAATTTAGGGGGAGATATAAAAAATGGTATTTCAACAACTTTACAAGAAATAGTAATCGGGCAACAAGATTATGTTCAAAACATAAGAAAAATAAACTTGATAGTGGATAAAATTGACGGAAAAATTTTAGACACAAACGTCGCTCGAGTTTACAATTTATCAGGACTAACGTCTCCTGACACATATCTTGAATTGAAAGAAGATTATTTAACACTGATTACCGCAACAACTCAGTTTAACGAATTGTTGTCAAATAAAGATTTCCCAATTGCTTTTTACGGAACTTCTTTCAATAACGGTGATTTTAAAGTTTACAACGAAAATGGTATTAAAAGCATTGAAGAAAAAAACTTTTACTTATTGATGGCTAGAATATTAACAGATAAAAACAAAAAAATTGATTTTATAAACTCAGTGATAAAAACAACAATTCCTAACCAAAACAAACCTGTAAATTTGAAAAATAAATTTGAAAAAATTGTGGATGATTTACAAAAGGAATATGATAAAGAACTAAAAGAAGAGACTAAGAATTTTGAAAAGTTGAAAAAAAATACTCAGTATAAAAAATTAACAGAGGGAATTATAGGGGTGATGTATGAAAGAGGTAAAACTAGAAAGTTTAATTATTCAACAGTTGCACAATCCACACAAGCAGAAAGGGATAAAATACAAAACCTGTATAAATCAGGAAATGTTGATGAGAATCCAAACACGTTTAATGGGAAAGTAAAATTCAATTAATTATGGCTAGACAAACATATAATAGATATTCAGATTTCATTATCAATGGACAACAAACGGTTGTACCATATATAAATTTACCTTCTAAAACCACGGATAAAAGATACATTTACAAAGTTGGTCAATCAAGATTGGATAAAGTCTCCCAACAATATTATAATACACCTTTGTTTGGATGGTTAATTATGTTGGGAAATCCAACATATGGGGGACAAGAATGGAATATACCTGATGGGGCAATATTGACAATTCCATTTCCTTTAGTAGCTTCTCTACAGGACTATAAAAACGAATTAGAGAACCATTTCTTCTACTATGGCAGATAATCAAGAAAATATATTAGTCGAATTTGACTATAACAACATAATTGTCGTTGACCCGAATAAAGTCATTGACCAAAATGGAAAGGCCAAAGAAAGATATGTGAGACAAGAAGACTTGGTTATGTATGCTAATTTGGAATGTAAAGTTTTACCCAGAACAAAATTAGCCGTTGGTGTTGATAATAATGATGCGGTACAAACTGTTTCTATTGCATCAATCAATTTTTTGAAACCTGGTGGAAAAACTTTTTTAGATAATTCTTGGACAGATGAGTTTACAGGAAAAGATTCTCTAAAAGGGAATGGAGTCAATCAACCAAAGTCTACCTCGATTTCAAACCCTAAAAAGGACAATGATTTTTTTATTCGTCAAACTATTACATCTGGTGGTAAACCAGGTTCTGTAGATAATGGACTATTGGGTATTACAAGTATATCGATTAAAACCAACACTGCTTTTACTCCAAGAATAACAGTTAGATTAGTTGATATTAAAGGAAGGGCACTTTTTGAGGGGGCGGATAATTCACCGTACGCGGCTTTTTTTAATTTACCATACCCAACCTTTTATCTAACAATAAAAGGATATTACGGAAAAGCGGTAAGACTACCCTTAATGTTACAAAGTTTTAACTCAACCTTCAACTCTTTTAGAGGTGATTTCGATATAACATTGGAATTTTACACCTACAAATATACAGTATTACAAGAAATTAACATGGGGTCACTTTTAGCGGTACCTCACATGTATAAATCTAGAGTTAAAATTCAAACAATACAAGGTAACCCATCCCAATTTTCACCAGTTGACGACGCAATAGTTGAAATTGGATATCAAAAGATTAAAGAAATGTATAGTGAGTATAAGTCAAAAGGATTATTATCAGAAGAGTTTCCTGAGATTACTCTTATACAATTACAAAACAAAATAGAAAATTTAGTAAAAAATTTAGAAGATAAGTTTAGTAAAGAAGATTTGACACCCTTAACATATTGTGAGGATTATAGTAGAGATATCGAAAATTTTGGAAAAAAAGTTTACTATGCAACGGAATCGTGGTTCGGAAAATATATGGACACCAAAAATTTCTTTGTTTTAAAAAGTAATACGATTAACAATCCAACAGGAAATGTGGTTAAAACCAAAATATATTCATTCAAAGAAGAATATAAACCACAACAAAAACAGAAAGACGCGATATCGGAATTAAAAGGGATTATTAAGGAATATCAAACATCCATGGAGGGAAATCCTACAGTTGGGAAGAATGGTAAATACACTATAAATAACAAAGAGAAAAAAACCGAAATCCCATTTAAAATAACTTATGATATGTTTCTTAAAGAAATTTTCACAGTTGATGATATTGATGTTGAAGAAACCTATAGACAGTTAAAAGGGGTCAAACAACCAACAAGTACACAAATAGAAGAGTTCAAGGCGGAAATTATGAAAAAAAATCTGATTTCTGCGGGTAGTGTGGATATCAGTAATCAAGATTTCCAACCCAAATATTTTTATCATTTTTTCGAAGGGACGGGTTCATTTGTGGATGCTTTAGATGATATGAGTAAAAATCTGAAGATTTATAGAGAAGAAATCGAATCGGAACTTACTGTTGCACTATCTAAATTTGTTGAAGATAAAAACAATGGATTAGGTTTTACACCTACTATTAGAAATGTATTGGCGGTGTTTTTTGCTAGTGGGGAAGCTTTCCTTAGATTGTTGGACGACGTACACAAACAAGCGTGGGAACAAAGAGAGGCTTCTGAAAGAAAAAGTATTATTTTTGATAAACAAGTTGCGGGGGCTAGTCAAGACAACTTGTCATCAGGAGAAGATGAAACAATACCTGTTTATCCTTGGCCTCAAGTAATTGTAGAAACAACAGGTGAAAAAGGTCAGGAAAAATATGAAATTACTTACCCTGGAGATAGAAAAATTATTGATAGAACTAAAGCCTATTTGTATGATGTATGGCCTGAGGTCGAATTTGTTGAAGAATTTATCAAAGGATTTGTTGAAAGAACTTTACCTCCTGCCGATATTACTGCGAATTCAAATGAGACACAACAAATACAAAGAATCACGTTAAATGCTATAGAATATCCAATAGGTAATGACGTTTACTCTAATAAAGAGGAGGTCAAATATTTTTATGAAATATATGAAAGACTATTATATACGTCTTTTTATTCAAGATTATCAAGAACTAATTCACTAACTTCGGATTCAGATAAAATATGTAACTTAATTGCGGATTGTGAAAATATTAATATAACTAAAAGTTTGGCGAACGATAATCCATTTTTGATTCAGAAACTGAAACAGTATGGATTCAATGCAACTAACTTTACAATTATATTACGCCAATTTTCAAACCAAGGATTAGGACAAAGTTGGCAAAATTTTATCAGAGGAATTTTTAACACGGCCTATATAAAAAACACAGTAGAAAATTCTAGTACTGAGTTTTATTTTTCAGACAATAATATTGATTTATTCAACCAAAACAGAAATCAACCTCTAATTTCTCTAACAAATGAATCTGAGTTTGTGGAATATATCGATAACTCTACAACTTCAAATAAATTCGATATGTTAGATATTTTTCCATTTACAAATACTGAATGGGATAAAAAATATTTAGCGAACGGAAACTCAATTTTAAAATCGGAAAATAGTTTTGACACCACAAAAAGTTTAATTTTTAACACAACTAATAAAGTAATTTGTAGTTTTCCTTCAGATTTAAGTGTAGAAAAGATTAGACCAATTACAAATTTTAACTACAACACATTAGTAAAACCTGATGTAAGTGCCACAACCAATTTAAAAACTTTTTACGAAAATAGAAATTATAATTTACAATTACCGACAGAAGGAAACATAAAATATTTGAATTACAGTGGAGGTGTTGATAGCATACAAACAACAAGTATGTTGAATACCCCCTATTTTATAAATTCTATCCTAAAAGGGGTTGAAAATTTCAGAAACAACGAACAATATCCTTTTGTAGAGGCGTCCTATTTGTTCTTGAATAGTTTACCTTTATCAACTTTAAGGGAAAAATTCAAAGACAATAACAATACGACACCACCATCTGCAACTGATTTAGATTATATCTACGCGT